ACACCGAACGGCTGCGGAACCAAGTTGCGCAGAATAAGTGCGTCCGTCACCGGCATGGTGACAATACTGTCGACAACATTCAACCCGCCGATAGGGGCGGGTGTAGTGTCACCTTTAGATGCTAGTTTCTGCGCTCTGTTAGCCTTGCGTGGAGACCACACGTTAAGCTCCAGTGTTCCAGCTACCGTCCGGTACGCTGTGGTAGCCGACCAGCATCGGGGTTTGCTTCGGAGACAAAGAGAGTAGCGGTGCTCCTTTATCTTTACCGGTCAACGAGTCGAACACCATGAGGAAATCGTCACGGTAAGACGTAGTGTCAAACCCCTTCGCAGCCCAGAACTTGTATTTCAGGTACTTGACGAGCAACCAGAAATCTAACACAGGAATATCTGAGTCAGCCGTGATGGTGCCCTTGTACACTTCAGATCCAATAGGATCTGTCTCAATCCAGTACGAGGAGATGTACTCTGCTCGCAAATCAAGCGCAGAAGTGGGCACAGGATGAATCAAAAACTTGCCGCCGCGCAGACGATAGCGAATGCGAGGACCAGAAGCAAGAAGACCACCCTTCAACCACTGCCACTCTTGGCCAGATTTAGGACCGAGCAACGGCCACCGATTCGTGCGATCCCACTGAGTTTGGTCAGTGAAATAACTGAAATCTGCGGGCAGGGCGTAGCTGTCTACCGAAGCAGTAGTCGTCTGCTGCCACTCTTTAGTCAACTGCTCCCAGTTGTAGTAAATCGTCAACTCAAACCCTGCAGATTTCAGCAGAGTCAAAAGCTGTTGAGTAGAAGTATCAAGCGCCGAAACAGCAGCAGAAGGACGCGGGATACCAACCTCTCCAGATACTTGACGTATGATTTCGAGAACGGTATCCCGCATGATTACTTAGCCTTTTCGATGGGAGCAGCTTTGGCGGCTGCGGTCTGCTTCATGAGCTCTTGCATCTGTTGCTTAAGAAGATCAATCTCTTGATCGCGCTTCTCGAGTTCTGCAGCGAGTTTGCTATTCGCAGCGTCACCATTAGCAGCATCAAGGAATGCCTGAGCTCGCTGCTTGAGCATATTGAAACCCATGACACGACCAGCCACTTCGTCATTGAGGGTCGCAAGCTGCTCAACTGTGAAAACGTTCAAGGCGTTTAGCTCAGCCACCATACCGACAGTCAGCGCAGGCCACGTAGAAAGCGGCGTGCCAGACATAGACTGAGTCTGCTTGGTCTGATACTTTTCCCACTGTTTACTGAACCGTTGACGATATTGCTGTTCAGCTTCTACATCTAGTACGTCTTTAGACCCAGGAACAATAACACGGACGTAGTCAATCTCGTCAAAAATGGGACGCCCTTCTTGAGAAGATTTGAACGAATTCATGACCGCTCGCTTGTAAAATTGAACGTAAAGCTTGTCGTCCATTTTATGTCGAGGATCATCCTGCATGTTGAATGGTTCGTCAAACATGGTGGGTTGAGATTGCATAACTGCGACGTCTGCGTTACTGTACATCATTTTTACTCTCCTTAGACAAGTATGTTTTTACCGTTGATGACACAAGCGAGCTCACCTTTAGAGCCCACTCTGTTTATGACAGAAACGGTTGCGCCATTCAATGCTTGGCACACCAAATTCCACTCCTGATCTTCCTCATCAGAAACAGGCCACCCATAGTTCGTTCCGTAGGCGTACCAGATAGCTCTGTCTACTCCCATCGCAACGTGGTACAGAGCGTATCTGAAAAGAAGTTTAGCTCTTCCTTCTGGCGTACCTTCGTACGTGTTGAACAGAGGTGTGATGAGCCCCCACTCAGAAGACCAGAACCTTTTGTTAGAGACGCCACCTCCAGATTTGATAGCGTCAATGTGAGTTTTGACGTTCGAGAGCAACGAGATATCGTTAGTTCCGTTGTGTACGTATGTGTGAATGCTGACGATATCTACCCAATTTCTACCGAAACCAGCGGCTCCATCAGAAGCGTTTAGAAACTGATTAGTGAACCCCACGCCCTCACCAGCAGATCCGTCAAAATTCACCATGCCAGTACATCCAACCCCCATAATCTGTATGGAAGGCTTGACTGCTCTCGCAGCAGTCACGATAGTTCTTGCCATCTCAGCAAGCTTCGCTGGCGTACCGCTGAAGTAAGAACTGTTAGAGTTGATGTACTTAGGTTCGTTCCAGATCTCTAAGTAATCTATAGACCCTCCGTAATTCGTCATCAACCACGTAATGAACGAAGACAGGGTTGACATAGATGCTGGCTCTGCCAGCGCCCCTAGAACACCGTATTGATCTCCAGTCTCTGTGGGTCTAGCAGAAGCCCAAGTGGGAGTGTGAAACACAGTGTACACGACTTCTGCTCCGGCTGCTTTCATTCTAGCAAGCCAAGCTCGAAGCCCGAAATCTTGAAACACGCCGTTAGAAGGATTCATCTGGCTCCATCTAGGAGCCATATCGTGATTTCTCGCTGTTCCAACCGCCAACCTATTGGCAGCAGAAGCTTGACAATGAACTCCTAAAAACCTCGGGGAGAGCGTGACAGGAGTGTTTAGAAGATTAGTGCCCAACTCTGCTGGTAGAGCTGGAGAAAACCGATCTTCTTCTCCGTAGCAAAGAAAATCTGATCCGTCTTTAACGGCGAGCAATATCCTCGGGTACTGCGTACTCACAGTACCCGAGGGCGTGCTCAAAGGCACGCGAAAGGTCATACGTCGATCACCACACTGTACGTGCGAAGCGTGATGGTGTTCGTAGGAGCACCGTTAGCGACACCGAACTGCGCGCCAATGTACAGGTTCCAATTGAGGTTGGTGTCGATAGCGAACACAGACGAAGGGTTAGAAGTGTTACTACCGACCCAGTTGTTCTGACCCGTAGGAACAGACCTCAAAGAGAGCTTTGAATTGTCCGCCCAAATCAGACCAGAAAGACCAACGTACCTCGCGGTAGTTAATCCAAGCTGGCCACCCCATTGAGAAGCCGTAGAGAAGTTGCCACTAGCAGGTCCGATGCGGAACTGAATATTCTTGGCATCATTACCAGCCATATCGAACAGCGCGTTGAGGCGAAGACGACTGGTTTCCCTGATCAACTCACCAGGAATGGTGATCAATGCGAGTTGCGTGAGCGTAGTGCCGATACCCGTCGTAGAGCTGTCCGTGACGGTCAGGTTAGGAACCTGAGCAGTGAGCAGCCTACGAAGCAAGTAACGGTCTGCTCCGATAATCGGAGAAATCAGCTCATCGTCTTGAAAAGTATCACTCGTTGCCATGCTAAATCTCCTTAGTCGACCATCTTGCCCTGGAACTGGAGACCAGACGAGGTCACGTTACCAGCCCAAGCAAGAATTTGAACCGCAGCATCCTGATTCACAGACCAACGCTGACCAGGAGACAGAGGCACCATGTTACGATCACGGTGAGGACGGAAGTGCATGAACTTACTGTTCAGCATGAACATCGTATTCGCCGAGATGAATCCACCAATACCGCCGTCCAAAATCACATCCGCATCCATAAATTTCAGAGACACGAAACCCGTGTTGGCGTCGGTAGATGACGTGAAACGCTGTTTGTCTTGTACGGCAGCAGTATAGAACCCCCAATACACATTATCCATGACAACGAGGTCAGGACGGTCCATGCCACGTACGAGCGAAGCCCACAGACGATTCATGTACCCAACGATGTTCAGCGCACTAGCGATACCTCCGCCATCAGCGGAGCAGTCGAACACTTTCGACCGCCAGAACGGCCAAGTGCCGCGATCGATACCGCCAACAGAACCAGTGCCGGGAGAAGTAGGAACTTGACGAGCAAGACCGTCAATTTCTTTACCGCCGAAGCCCGTACCGTCGGAGTAGATGGACGCTGCGACGAGGTTGGCCATGCTAGACTCAGCCACCGTCACACGATTTTCCAGCAGATCGATGATCTGCTCTTTACCCGCGTTCTGCAGTTGCTCGAGACCAGAAATAGTGACCGGGCACGCACACTGCTTGATCGGATACGCTGCGGCGCTGATAACATCCTGCGCAGCGATCGGCAGAGTTTCGTAGCCCGAGTACCATCCGGCGTTACCGTTTTCAGCGAACGAAATCTCTTGAAGAATTTCGTTACCGCCAGAGAACGGCTTCAGATTACCCTTCGTCTTCATACGAGACAGAAGAGCGTTGTTTTTCGTTACGTTGTCTTGAATGACACCCGTACGACTTTGAATAGTCGTAGCGATGATGTCAGAAATAGCAGAGTTGGCGAATGCCATGATATCTCCAAAAGTTGATTAGACTCTTGACTAATTTCGACCCGGTGGGAGATTATTACTCTCCGGTTGGGAATCCTTAGTCTTGGATTTACCCTGGCCGAGTGGCACTCTGCTAAGAGGTGTCTCGGGTGACTCTTCCTTAAACTCGTCGGGAGCGTCTTGACGATCCCGCTTGTTCCTACCTGTCACGCTACGAACAAGAAAGGTTGATCTCATCAGATTCTCCCTTGCCCGTTCTCTACTTGAGACATTGCTGCGAGGAGTGTTCCTCGCAGGTCGCCAGGATTTCCAGAGATTTGAGTGGTGGGCTTTCCTAGAGGAGCTCCACTCACGGATACAGACGCGCCCTTTGCTTTCTTGGCTTGCTCGTCAAGCTGTTTAGCGAGAGCCCTTCTATTCGCCTCAGCTTCACGAGCTTCGATCTGCGGTCCAATGTCTGGATGAATCTTGACGGCCTTAGTGTACGCTTGCGCTGCGGTAATTGCAACCCCCCTGCGCGCATACGACTCCATAATATCTGCCATGTCTTCGAGTACGTCATTGAGAAACTCGAAATTGACAGAATCCTTTGCCATAGACATAAGTTCAGCTTCAAGTCCTTGTGCGGGAGCAGGGGTCTGCTGCACCGGAACTCGTTGCTGTGAGATGTATTGATTGATCGGTGCAAGACTTTGACCAATCTCTCGACGAATGGTTTCCACGAGCGGCGTGCCTGCGATAGTCGCGCTAGGATTCGCAGAGAGCTCTTTGTCAAGCTCTTCAATACTGACCCCGTAGCTCGCCACGAAATTGGCGATAGCTTTCGCCTTTTGCTGCTGCGAACCAGAGTGAAGAATGCGTTCAGCTTCCAGCAGATTTTTGATGGCGTTGATCTCGTTACCGCCACCTTGAGAGATCAAACGTTCACGATAGGGTTCGATCAGTTTCTGGAACCCAATGGCGAACTCACGGGCACCCGCAGACTCCCGCATGGCAGAGTCGAACGCGCGCTCACGTCGTACGATCTCTTGACGAGTAGCTACGGGCAACTCGTTCCACGCTTCGCGCGCAGGACCCTTCCACGATTGCGGAGGACGATCTACCCTAAAGCGAGTTCCCGAGCTATCGCCTGTACCAGATTCATCTTTTGCTTCAGTTCGTCCAGATTTCTGATTGTCGTCTCCAGGTGGCTTCGCGTCAGAGGTGCCGTCAGCGGTTTTCGCTTGTCCATCTGCAGTAGTGTCTGATCCGTCAGGCTTTTGTACGCCGTCTGTAGATCCCACATCTTTCTTACCAGATTCGCCATCGCCTCCGGATGCAGAGGTTTGGGTCTTGGTAGATTCCACAGAGCCAGAGGCATTGGATTCAGCGGTGTTGCCGGAAGGTGTAGTTCCGACATCTCGTCCACTATCACTCCCGCTAGTTGATAGCCCATTCGTATTCTCCGAAGTAACTACAGTTTCTTGTTCTTTCTCCACTTTTTCTACAGCTTGCGTCAGTGCTTCGCGGATATCCATTACGGACGACCTCCAAGTGAATCGTAAATGTGAGACATGAACTGTTTGATCTCTTCTCTCTCACGCTTAGAATGCTCTACAGGACGGAACATAGTCTTGGGTGGTAGACCTTTGAGTTCCTCTGTAGGTACAACATCGTACCTCTTACAGTGTTCCCGCAGCCCGGAACGACCAGAAATCACAGTGCCGTCAATCGTACTGACTTTGTCAGGAAGATCCGGCGTGATGTACGGTGCGGATTCTTTCGTCTGAGTTGACATATCTTTGGCCCAGACGAGCTCGTCGTTACGGTACTCAGCGACCACTTCACTTCCTGAATACACCCACCTACTCCTTGCCATCTTCGCTCTCCTTTTTCTTCGCCTCTGCCAAGTCTTTCTTGAGCTCGACTTCGGTCACGGTTTTGAACAGACTCAACATCTTCTCAAATGCTGCGGACTGAGACGCACTGCTGGTCTCTTGCTGCGCCGCTTCCAACTCAGCAGCTTGCTTCTGCTGCTTCATCGCAATGTCGGCTTGAGTTTTCATGGCCAGTGCTTGCAGACCACCTTGCGTTTTCGCCTTCAAAGCTCCCACGTGAGCCTGAGCTTTGATAAGTTCCGGGTTAGGAGGCTGAGGCTTTGGAGTCTGCATCTCCTTCATCACATTGTTGAGCATGGCGTCCATACTGCTCTCAACGTCTTTGCCCGCACGGAACTTAGACACCACGAATTTGAGCAGAGTGACCATGAACGGTGCGATAGCCGGAGCAGCTTGCATCGCAGCAGCCATTTTCTCAAGGAACGGTGTGATGACTCCCAACATCTCTACAGTATCTTGTCTGTCTTGCGCGTAGTCGGCACGCGACATACTGTCGGGCTGGATTTTGATTTGCCACTCACTAGCAGCATGGTCTCGCAGCAGCTCCAGCGCGGCACGGGCGTACTGTACGTCGTCCGTGTTTTCGATGTTGGCGCGCTTCAAGATCATGTCATCTGGGAAGTGCTTGCAGATGAGCTGAGCTTTGATGCGTAGACTGTCGGTCACAAAGTCCGACACTGCGTCTTTGCGGCGTTGGATTTTGATGTTGGCGAACTGAGCCTTCAACTCTTGCGCACCAAGCGTCTCAGATGCTTTGGTGGCGCCCCGTACAATGTCGGCAATACCCGTCAACTCGTAAATCTGCCCCTTAATATCTTCACGATTGCGCTCGAGACGCTCGAGGGCCTTGACCACCTGTTCAAGCGGGAGCCAATCTACCACACCCTTCATGCCACCTTTCTCAGCGAACATCGCCCAGTTATCTACAGGAACAAGTGTGTTGTCCACACCTTCCTGCAGCATGCGCTGGATGCCCACGTTCGCGCGGTCGTACACGCCGACAACCTTACACGCCTGAATAAGCGATTGAATGCGGGTGTTGACCGTGTCAAGCTCGTTGTACTGATCCTGCAGCAGCACAAAGTCCGCTTTAGGGATGCAGTTGGACGTGGTGGTGTTCGCCATCATGGGCGCAGGGCACGGGTCGAAGTTCTCAATCTCCAGCGGGTCCTTGCGCTCGTCCAGTAGTTCAGGATAAGACTTCGACAGCCAGTAGGCGGTTTTAGAGTCTTTATCCCAAATCTCGTAGATGGTGGCTTGCTGAAATACCTCGTTTTTCGGCGTGTTGTCGAGCGACCCTACGCGATACGCGGGATTGTAGTCCAGCGGAATTTTCTTACCCACTTCCTCGCCAAATCGCTTCACCAGTTTGTCGCGAGTCATCCGTACCTTACGCCCCTTCCACCGGCAGTCTTGCCACACACGGCAGGGCGACCACAGAAAGTCGTCCCAGTGGACGTAATCCACGTAGATTTCTTGCTCCACGACAGCTTCGTACTCCATGGAGGGTACAAGTTCCGTACCGTCGGCAGCGACAACCGCTTCCATGGTGCGGTTTTCCGTTTCTGTCTCCATACGGAGCCATGCCGTACCCAATCCAGGCAGAAGGTAGTCCTCGACGCATCCTTTCACGACGTTATTGAAGTTGCAGTGCGCTTCATCAAGGTCTTGGGCGAGGTTGCGCTGTAAAATCATCGCTGCCACGCGCGCAATATCGTCATTCGGGTCCGTAAAGCGCCGCGTCACCTCCACCGTGGGGATGTTGGCGTACATGGCACCTTTCAAAATCTCCACGTTGGCGTAGAAAATGTTGAATTTACGGTCGGTGATGTTAACGTCGTCACGCTGGTCCAGATAACGCTTGATAACCTTCTTGCCTTGCGAGCAAAAAGTGTCTTTTTCCTTCTCAGCGTACTGAATTTCAGCAATCCATCGGTTGCGCTTACCCTCTGGGCTGTCTT